AGGTACTGCATATTACGGAGCTGCTATTGAAAATATGCCGATAATCGAAGCGTTACCTGACGAAACGCAAATGATGAAATATAAATTAGTTACATTACCAAAAGGCACATCACGTATACCAGTTGTAAGAGTTGCACAAACAGTATTAAGTTTAGAAGCCGGAGAATCTTCAATTATTTCTCCATCGACTGTAAACTTCCAAGGCGGTAATCGTCAATTTGGATACACTGCAATACTTGGGGATTCTGATGTAGCTGAAATTAGAGCAACACGATCAGCCCCTGGTGCAGCTAGTGCGCCTGCTACGGCACAATTTATCGGTGATTCAGAAGCAGCTCAAAGCATTACTGTTACAGGTACTGAATTTGAAATTACAGCTAAACCTCAATATTCGGCGGATGCAACTACTACATTATTGATTATTGGTAATGAAACAGGCGGTAGAGCTTTAGTTACTATTACATCCAAACTTATAACAGTTGCAACTGCGGCGGTAGAGTTAAGACAATAAAAGGATTTATAAATAATGGGAACATCTAGAAGTGCAGCAGTAAATAGTAGATTCACAGAAGCTAGGACAAATCGTACTAATGGAGCTTCAACATCTCGCGCAAATGCTGCTATTAGCAATCAAGTAGAATCATTAGCTCGTCAATTAGCGGATAGTATTATTCGTGAACGCGATGCCGCACGCCAGCGTACACGTTTAGGTAGAATTTATACAACATTTGATGCTGTAGAAGACGTATTACCGAACAATGTAGAAACACTGACTCGTGGATTATTTACAGGTAATACTGGAAGTTTAACGCAAGGGATGGTTACATCATCGACTGCTACAGCTATTCAAAAATCTTATTTTATTGAAGTATTCAATAAAAATCCTAGTACTAATACAGATGCTGAAGTACAGTTTTCTATAGCGTGGGGACATTATAACGGGTCAGGGTCTCAAGACTTAACAGGTAATTTAAATAATGATACACCATCACGTGCAATTTATAAACAATACGCACAAATTTTATTGCCTCCAAATGATTTTAAGTTTTCATTTAACGGTGTAGATTCGGATAATATTTACATATTAAATTTCAATAGAGCACGTTTCCGTGAAAAATTAGATCCAGGCAATTTAGAAATTAATTTAAAAGATGTTGGTAGTAGTGCTGTACGTAGATTGATAGATGATTCATCAACAGCGGCAGCTTCAGTTGGCGAAGGAGGCGCAGTATATAATATTGTCTCTGGTAGTATTGATGATGGCACTAGTATATATTCTCCAACTACTTATTATGGCTTAATGTATCCTCAATACGGTATTGTTATTTTAAATGGTGATGTATTAGATGGAAACTTAGCAGCTGGTGGTATAAATTTAGCTACGAGTACGGGTTCGCAGACGGAGGGAAATAACCGTATGAAGTTATTTAATCAAATTAGTCAATCAATTGCGTTAGCGGGTACTGGACAAACATTTGGTGTACAAGCTCGTTCAAGCGAACAAGTAAAATCGACATATTATTTTGTACGTGTTAAAAATGGCGAGTATAATTATTCAAATAATCCAACTTTTGTAAGTGGTTCATTAGGTGCTTTAAAATACCCAACTTTTTATCGTGATCCGCAAACTTATATTACAACTGTAGGTTTATATAATGATCGTCGTGAATTGTTAGCAGTAGCAAAATTAAGCCGGCCGTTATTGAAATCATTTACTCGCGAAGCATTGATTAAAGTTAAATTAGATTTCTAAAAACATTATGCCGGTTATTCCAACAGTATATAATACTATACGTCCCGGCGACTATCAAACTAATACTGTAAAAGCATATAAACGCTATACAGTAACTAATAGTACGTTTTCTGCCTCGGGATATAGAGCACATGATGCCATATGGAAATTACATACGCCAGATGTAGGAGATCCTAGTGTAACATATCCTACAAACTATGACAATACTAACAAGCATGTTGTATGGAAATCTATAGATCATAGATATTATCGTAATCCATACGACCCTGCTAATTGTCATGAAGGTACTAACAGACAAAAAACAGAAAAAAATTATTTTTATTCTGCTAGTATCTTATCGTGTCCTTATTTAGATGTAGGTGAAAGCATTAAACCTGGATCTGTCACTGTAACTGCTGGGGGCTGGACTTTACAGGATGACGGTAATGGCAATTTACGTGATACTAGCATTAGTACTGCTAGTTTTGCTACTGCTAGCCGTTGTTTTTTTTATATGTCGTTTAATAATGAATTTAGGCATTGTGAAGGACCTACCGGTACAGTTGCTAGTGCTAGTTTTGAATATACATTGCGTGGTGTTACGCGTTATGCGCCGGCACGTAACGTGACTGTGGCTACAGGAGTACCGACAACTTCAACTGTAAGACCTACCGGATTATGTGCTGAATTTAATACTGATGGTAGTGATAGTGGCGGTATACGTATACCTCATGATGATATTTTCAACAACTTTAATAGTTGTGACCGTTGGACTATAAGTTTTTGGTTTTACGATGCAGGTAAACCAGCAGTATTATTATCAAAAGGTACAGTACGTAGTGAGCCTTATTTAGATGCCAGTACTGGTAAAACTTCTATACATGATGTTATATATAATTGGCCTGATTTGTCAGATACAGGTACTGGATTTACTAAATTACGTACCCCGTTTATTTTTGCAACGACTGGTGGAAATTTTAGATTTTTTTGTGGTAATGGATCGCGTACTACGTCACTTACTGGAACTACAACTACTTCAGCATGGAATCATATTATTGTAAGACGTAACAATACTAATGTAGAACTATTTATTAATGGGGCTAGTGCAGATTCTGATAACATGCCTCCGGAAAGCACTGCTAACTCCGCTGATATTGAAATCGGATGTTTTAATGGCTTTAATGCATATGAATGTAAAATCGACGAAATACGTTTTTATGATTATGCAGCATCTAATGCAGAATTAGCTACATTAAATGATAATCGATATTCTAGTCCTTTATTTTATCAAACAAATGTAGTAGGTAATGTATTTTATCGTAACGGTCAAATTGTAGTATCATCTCCAATACCTAGGTATAACTATACTTCAGGATTATTAGCTAGTACTTCAACATGGACAGTTACATATCGCGGGGTACATAGAATATATGAAAATGAAGTATTAGTCCGAGTACCGGCTGGCCAATTCAATTATACATTAAACCCAACTGCTACATATCGACCAGGGACAGCTCAAGCTGCAAACGATTGTAATACAACTGTTAATGGCGCTCAGTCTAATAACGGTCCGGGCGATGTTTATTTAGATATGTTTGTATCTGGTACAGTAGGACCTTATATAACAACTATTGGATTATATAACGATAAAGCTGAATTAATTGCCATTGGTAAATTAGCTAACCCAGTTACAAAATTAGATGATGTCGATATGAACTTTATTGTACGTTGGGATTATTAATATTTATATAAAATGGATAACGAATTCGACGAATATAATTGGTTTCCTGATAATATGTTTTAAAAAGGAATAATAAGTTATGTCATGGCGTAGTAAATCTAAAACACGTACAAACGCACAAAAATTAGGTTATAAGTCTGGCTTTGAGGCTAAGATTGCAGAACAAATAGATTCTATTACAGTGCCTGCAAAATCAATGTACGAAGTTACAACTATCAAATACACAGTACCGGCACGTGATTCTAAATATACAGTTGATTGGACACTACCGAACGGCATCTTAGTAGAGTCTAAAGGTCGTTGGACGCGAGAAGATCGTAAAAAACATTTATTAGTCAAAGAACAACATCCAGAATTGGATATACGTATTGTCTTTCAATCAGCCAACACTAAGATTAGCAAAGGCAGTAAAACTACATATGCTGCATTTTGTGATAAACACGGAATCATATGGTCAGAAAAAAATATTCCAGAAAGTTGGCTAAAGGCTTGAAGCTATGAGAATTTGTTATTATATTTAATATATAGTAATAAATTTTTAATTGAATTTATGAAATTAAAACATTGTTATGTTAATGACAATGCTAATAAGATAATAAATGAGTAAGTTATCCATTATCTCTAATCTCGAGTCTGTTTTAGGTAAAGGTAGAAACTCAAATAACGACAATATTGCTTTCCATTGTCCATTTTGTCATCATCATAAGCCTAAGTTAGAAATTAATTTATCTACGCAATATTGGCATTGTTGGGTATGTAATGCAGCAGGCCGTAAGATATCTGTATTATATCGTAAATTAAATGTAGCTCGAGAAAAGATATCTCAAATTATCAAGCTATTAGATGATGTCGAATTTAAGCCATCTAAAACTACTACTGATACTCCTATTGTTGTATTGCCAAATGGATATCGTCCATTATGGAAATTTGATAAAGGATCTCCTGATTATCGTAACGCGATGCATTATTTAAGACGTCGCGGCGTAACTATGCATGACATACTTAAGTATCGTATAGGTTATTGCGAATCTGGCGAATATTCTGGAAAAATTATTATTCCAAGCTATGACGCTAATGGTAGTTTAAATTATTTTGTAGCTCGAGCATATTATGATTCAGATTCATTTAAACATAAAAATCCTAAAGTATCTAAAGATATTATTGGATTTGAATTACATGTAAATTGGGAGCTTCCTATTATATTGGTAGAAGGAGCTTTTGATGCAATTGCTATACGTAGGAATGCTATACCATTATTTGGTAAAACTATTTCCAATACTTTAAAGAAACGTATTGTAGAAAAACGAGTAAAAACAATTTACATATGTTTAGATCGAGACGCTAAAAAACAAGCGTTAGATACTGCAGAATACTTTATACATAATGGTATTGAAGTATACTTTGTAGACTTAACTAGTAAAGATCCTAGCGAATTAGGGTTTGAAACTACACAACAATTAATTAACAATACATTACCGTTAACGAATGAACGGCTAATGGAAGAAAAAATATTATGCGCACTATAGATATTGGTATTAAAGAGATAGATAAAATCTATCATATAGCAGACGTACATGTACGTAATGTTAAACGTCATAAAGAATATGAACAAGTATTTAAACGTCTGTATAAATACATAAATAAAACACATACTCCAGGTAGTGTAATTTATGTAGCCGGTGATATTGTACATGCAAAGACGGATATGTCGCCTGAACTAGTAGCTACAGTATCAGATTTTTTTAAAAACTTAGCTGATATTGCACCTACAATTATTATTACAGGTAATCATGACTGTAACTTAAATAATTCTAGTCGTTTAGATGCCATTACTCCTATAGTTAATGCCTTAAATCATCCTAATATACACTATCTTAAAGATACTGGTATATATTATATTTCCAACGTACACTTTAATGTTATGTCGGTATATGATACTCCAGCGCAATTTATTAAAGCTTCTGATTTTAAAGGTGAATATAAAATTGCATTGCACCATGGAGCGGTAAATTCAGCACAAACAGACCTAGGTATTGTATTAAGCAACACACATGTTACTACAGATATTTTTGCAGGGCATGATTTAGTATTGTTAGGTGATATTCATAAAATGCAATATTTAGATTCAGACCGTACTATTGCATATGCTGGAAGTTTAATTCAACAAAATTTCGGTGAAGGTTTAGTACATGGTATACTAGTTTGGGATTTAAAAACTAGGATGTCAGAGTTTGTAGAGATTGATAATGATTATGGGTATTGCACGTTAGAAATCGATAATGGGATTGTAATAACACAATTACCTAAAGTACCTAAGAAAATTAGATTACGTTTAAAAGTAAAAGATACAGATGCTAGTGTATTGAAACGATTAGTTTCAGAACTACGTAAAGAGTATAATGTTCAAGACGTTACTATTCAAAAAGTAAATGCATTAACATCTACTAATACCGGTAAGAAGATTTCATTTGGTAATGTACGTGATGTCGAATGGCAAAATAAAGTTATCACTGATTATTTATCAGATGAATTAGCGTTAGATGATACTATGTTAGATTGCGTACGTCATATTAACCGTACAGTACATTCTAAATTATCTGAATCAGATATCACTCGTAATAAAATATGGATACCTAAGACATTTGAATTTAGTAACATGTTTAGTTACGGTGAAGATAATCATATAGATTTTGAACAATTGTCCGGTACATATGGGTTATTTGCTCCTAATGCTAGTGGTAAATCTACATTGTTAGATGCTTTAGCATTTTGTTGCTTTGATAAATGCAGTCGTACAAGTAAAGCTATACATGTTCTTAATAACAAAAAGAATCAGTTCAAATCTAAATTTTGTTTTGAAATGGATGGTGTTGATTATGTTATAGAACGTAACGGCCGTAAAAATAATAATGGACATGTTAAAGTCGATGTAGATTTTTATTACATAGATGATGTAGGAAATACTGTATCATTAAATGGCGATCAACGTGATAATACAAATAAAATCATTCGACAATATCTCGGCGATTATGAAGATTTTGTATTAACAGCTTTATCATTACAAACAAACAATACTGGATTTATTGACAAGTCGCAAAAAGAGCGTAAAGATTTATTGAGTCAGTTTTTAGATATCAATGTGTTTGAACAACAATATCAAATAGCATCTGACGATATACGTGATACATCTGCATTGATACGTGAATATAAACGTTTAGACCATAGTGCTACATTATCAGAAGCAGAACAAATTATTGATCATGTTACAAAAAAATATGATTCGTTAACAAACGAAAAAAGTACGTTAGAAAAGTTACGTGATGATTTAAATGACCAAGTTATTGAGTTAACAAAAGAATTACGTACTATACCAGATAATGTATCTGACCCGTCAATACATGAGTCTAATATCGAAACAATTAATGAGCAATGTAAAAATGCGTATTGCTCATTTGATTCATTGCAACAAGATTATTTTGATGCAGAATCTGCATATGAAGCATTAGTATCACAAATCGATCGGATTGATATCGATTCATTAAATTTAAAAGATTCCAATCATAGTATCTATAAAAATCAAATATCCGAAGTACGTAATGCAATACAAATTAAACAGCATGAGATTGAGCATGCTCGAAAAATGTTATCTAAATTAGAAAATCATCAATGGGATTCGAATTGTCAATATTGCGTAGCTAATCCGTGGTTACAAGATACACAAGTAGCAGCAAATCGTTTACCAGAACTACGAGATGAAATGATAACACTAACAACTACATTGCGAGATACGGAACGTAGTTTAACAGAGACAGATGTAAAAGATCAGATATCAAAATATTATGAGTTACAACGAGAATTAAATACAAAAGCTACAAAAAAGAATTCTGCGGCAGCTGCATTACAAACCATATCAAATAAAATAACTCAATTACAGAATAGTTTAGCAGCTGAGAATGAGTTATTGATTAAAGCTAACGCATGTTTAAATGATATTGAATTTAATAAAACACAGAATTCTGATATCAGTGAGTTACGTACGGAAGTTGCGTCGGTATCGCAGGAAATACGAGACTTAGAATCTGAAATTGTAGAAATGTCTGGTAAATTATCAATAGCTAAACGTTCAAAGCAAACAGCTGAAGATGCAATAAATAGATTAAGTGAATTGGAAGTGCAGTATAAAGGATATGAGTATTATTTGCAGGCCGTTAAACGTGATGGTGTGCCGTATCAGTTAATTGCTCGAGCATTACCTCAAATTGAAGCTGAAATAAATAATATTTTAACGCAAGTTGTAGATTTTACAATGATATTAAATACAGATGGTAAAAACATACATGGTTACATTGTATATGACGATGATAATTATTGGCCATTGGAATTAACATCTGGGATGGAAAAGTTTATTTCTTCTTTAGCAATTCGAGCTTCGTTAATTAACATTACTAGTTTACCTAGACCTAATTTCTTAGCTATTGATGAAGGATTTGGTGTATTGGATTCTGATAACCTTAATAGCATGTATATGTTGTTTGATTATCTTAAAAGTCAATTCGGCTTTGTACTTTGTATTTCCCATATTGATGCAATGCGTGATGTCGTAGATAAACTCATTG